AAGACCAGGGTTGCGGCAGAACCAGAACTGGAGGGGAATGTATAGAGTCTTGGCGGGGGTACCTGCACGAGTCTGGCAAGACTGGGTAATTTCAGTGGAAGAGCAGGTAGAATCTAGAGGCTGGCCGGTTTTAGTCTTCAGTAGCACTAGGTCGTGGGTGTTACCTACTAGGGAGTCTAGAGCAGCAACCTGACCAGCATCCGTGGTTAGCTGAGTCCAGATCTGCATCCAGTCACCATACTGACGATCAATACGCTGACCACCAATTTCAAGCTCTACTTGGTTGATCAGACGGTGACCAATGTAGCTCACCCAGCGGAAAGCGTCAATGCTGTTACCTAGCTGACTGTCAGTAGACACATCAATCTGAGGAAGTACTACCTGTACATACGTGCGGAACATTAAGTCAGCATTACGATTAATTACGGCAGTTACACGCTTGTTGAAGTCTGCCTGGCCGTTAAAGGTTACTTCAATAGATTCCATGGCAAAGTTGGTGTGACGCTTGTAAAGAATCTTCCAGAAAGTAATCTGGGGATTACCGGAAATGTAGATATCCTGAGCACCATACGCTACTAACTGTAGAAGACCACCTGCCATTGTTTATGTCTTACTGCGAGAAAAAAATATGCACAAGAATTAATGTTCTGGTACTACCCGACGTCGAACCTTCTCGTGAATACTTTTCTGCGTTCTCTAGTTGTATTCGGAACTCTTGTCTTGTGTGGAGTTTCTTACTATAATGCGTATTGGGCTACCATTGTACATGATATTTTCTCCTTATCTTTAATGCCCCGTTGAACCAAAACCTCCAGATCCACGAGAATCAGGAGCGGGCGGAAGCTCATCAACTAGCTTGACACTTTCCCATGGCATCCAAGATTGCCGACACAATTGAAAATAACGAGTTCCATCTCCAATAAAAATATGATCAGAAGGCTCAATAACATCAACCTTTGCTTTCAGCGTTCCACGATAACCCATGTCAATCAATCCAATAGAATTAGAAAGTCTGAATGGCGAATTAGAAATAGATGAGCGAGGAACCAGGAGTAGCGGGTACGGATTACCCTCGGAATCCGTTGCTGCAACAGTGATATCAAAATCAAAAGTTATCTGTTTAGACCATGGTCTAGATTGATTAATCATAGGAATATCAAATCCCGAATCAGTTGGTCTCCGAGAATTAATCAGATTCTGAATGTGTACACGCAATTCAGGATTATCAGTTTTAATATGTAGCATTTATGCTATATATCTTGATCTGTTAAAATCTGTATGCTACCAGAAAACAGAGTACTGCAGAAGTTTGAATGACCAATAGTTTCAAGGATTCGTATAGGGATAAACGTCCTAAAGAAAAGTTTAAGAGAACAAACAGTGGATTGAAATGTACTATAGATTGATGTGCGATCAACATAGCAGAGGTATACGCTAATCCGATAAAGTATGGATTATTGTGTGTCAACATTGCGGTAGCACAAATAAGAAGAACTCCCATAAATTCCAGAAGTTCGGGAATCATTTCCTTTACTTTTTACAAAGACAATGAAACGTAATCTTTTACTACTTGGTGTAGCTGTAGTTGTTTGTTCAGCTCTGGCCGGATACATGTTTGCACAAATCCAACCTGTTCAACAACAAGGACCAGGTTCTGCCTCCGCTCTTGTTTTGGCATGTATTGATCCTCGATTCACCGCTTCTTTAGCATGGTATTTGACCCACAATAAACAAGCAATTAGTGATTATGATTTAATTGCTTTAGCTGGTGCTTCTCTTGGTGTTCTGCAAACAACCTACGGTTCTTGGCAAACTACTTTTGTAGACCATGTAAAATTAGCTCTGAAACTACACAACATCAAAGAAATTTGGGCATTCGATCATTTAGATTGCGGAATGTACAAGGCTACTTTAAATTTGAAAGATGATATGGATAATGCTATTCATATTGAAAAATTACAAGAATTAAAAGCATTCGTAAAACAACAATTCCCTGAACTTGGATTCAAAGGATTTATTATTGATGTTCGTGGCAATATTCAAAAAGTTTTAGAATAAGCTCATGATTTGGAGGCAAGTGTTTATTTTCCGAAATGGGTATGCGAGTAAACGGACGTCCACAATTGAGGTCTTTACAATTTATAATTGAATCTTCAATGTGTTTTGGATCTGTGTACTGCTCACCAGAATATTCTGTATGAGAAAAAGATACTAGTTTAGTTTTGATAAATTCAGTATTGCCAAAATAGCTAAGATGCCAACCACCGTCTTCGATAATTCCATTTACTCGACTTGTTGTTCTACATATTTGTGGAGATCTTCTTTCTATATACGACCCCCAATTCATAATTCGAGGAAATAACCAAGAATTAGTTGTCCAACAAGTTAGATTGTAATAATATGCGTGTTGACGAACTGCGTACAAGCCCACATAAGATCTTAAAAGAATAGCAGGATTGTAAATTTCATCAACATCTGAAATTAATATCGTATCTGATTCAGAAAGTGTCAGTTGTTTTAATCCACGATCAATTGCATTTCTCTGAAAACTTTCACGTGCCCATGCATCTCCTGTTTCAGGAAATTCAACAACTATGTGAATTATTTTATCCGCCCATCTTGCGAATCTTGATTTATTTTTTTCATAAAATAGTTCCTTGGGATTTCCAGAAAAGGTCTTTGTAGCTTCAACTAAAACAAACTTATCTGCAGGTATGACATTTAATCGGTATTCCAGCATATCTAATTCATTAAAAAATGTAAAGCAATCTACAATCATTTACTGATAAGAATCTGGCATTCTATAAATGAAAGCTTGTTTGGTTACTGCAAATATAGGAGGTATTGATTCACCAAGACCTCCTATAAAAAACATGTTTCAGTATTCCGGGGCTCCATCTAATTTATCTCCACGACTTCAATCTAAATATTATAAGATGTGTACACATTGGCTTCATCCGGAATATGATGCTTATGTATGGATCGATAGTTCTTTTGAAGTTCGTGAAGGTTTGATTGAATGGATGATTGAACAAATGGGAGAGGCAGATTGCGCGTTTTTTAATCATCTTCATCGTAATTCAATTGTTGATGAATGTAATTTTGTTGAACAGCAACTAGAATTCGGAAATCCGTATTTAGTGGCCAGATATGCTGGTCAACCAATGTCCGCCCAAGTAAAATCGTATTTAGAGTCCGGTTATAATCCTGCGTTCGGTTTATATGGTGGAGGACTATTCATCCGAAAAAATACTCCTAAAGTCAATCACGCATTTGATCATTGGTACATTGAAAATACCAAATGGACGATCCAAGATCAATTAAGTTTGCCGTACATTTTGTGGAAACATGATTTGAAATTCAAAGTTCTAGATAAGACTCTTTTGTACTCCGGTCCATTTCATCGATTCATTAATCATGCTTTAGTTAAGTAAACAAGTGCTGATAATCTACAAATGCCTTATTTATATCTGAAAAAGATGGACGTTGAATCATCAAAGATGGAACAACAGCATACCATTTTCCAGGTGGTTGTAAACGGTGCCAATATTGATCAATTGCATATGTGGGATAATTTCCTGTTTTTACCAATCCAGCTAGGCCTTCTTTAAAATTCGTAAGTAGAGTTTGATAGTATGGTTTATTAACGAGAAATGCAGTAGTTGTTTGGCAGGATGTTAGCTTAAAATTAGAGTCTGTCTTGGGAAAAACTGAGCCAAGAACAATCACATCATAATGATTTTTACATAATTGTTGAAGAAGTGGATAACCTTTGTCAAAATTTGACCATTTTGCATCATCTTCAATAACCAAATAATTGGACCACCCTTCTGAAATAGCCATTTCAAGAACTGCAATATGACTTTGTGTACACCCTATAGCGCCTTTTTCGTGTTTGATTGCAGAAAATCTTTGAACTTTTTCAGAAGGAAATTTACTTAGTTCAGACTCAATTTGTTCACGTCTATCAGTTCTTTCATCTAAATTAATGTACACAACTTTCTCTATAAAGTCAAACATTTTATCTACTATAAAACGTTGTGTGTAATCCGGAGTATTATGTGTAACATCAGAGTATGTTGTTATTGTTGATAACATTTGAACTAAAATCCAATTGTCTTTTTGTTGAAGTTTATTCCACCAAGTATCAATTGCAAAGACTGTTTTGTCATATCGTTTTCGAATAGGAAATGGACTTGGATCAACATTTTTAATATAGAGAGCCAAACCTTCTTTAAAATTTGCCAGAAGTCTAGTGTAATATGATGAATTTACAATGTAGCCACCTGTACAATAACATTTACTTAGTTTTAATGTAGTTTTATCGTAAATAGGCCACGATGCTCCTATAACAATCACATCATAAGAATTCATCTTTTCTTCAAGTAACTCCCATTGTGGATTTACAAATGTCATATCATCTTCCATGATCAGAACATTTTTCCAACCTGATCGAATGGCCATTTCAAGAACTGCAATATGAGATTTTGTACATCCCATTGCCCCATATTTTTCGCGAATTGCAGAAAATCGCGTAACCTTTTCAGATGGAAAAATTGATAACTCTTTTTCCATATGCTGACGTCGATCAGTTCGGTGGTCTAAATTAATATAAACTATATGTTCAATCATTTATTTATATGAAGAAAATTTATACTTGTACTACAGTAGATCCTTCAAAATGAAAAGCAGAGCTATCAATGGATACATCTGTTGTCCAGTTAGATGGTAAATAAATTTGACGATTTGTGTTTAAGTATGCACCCCACCATGAAAAAGAAGAATTAGCACAAATACACCCTTTTGCTCGAGACATTAGGAGCAATGTGTCAACTTCTGATTCTTGAATAATAGGAATGTTCGGAAATAACCTGGTGGCATAAGGAATATCATTCGTAAAAATAATGAACTCTTCTCCAGGATGATTTGCCATACAATTTAAATAATACTGTTTCAAATCAATGAAATGAAGGGGTTTTACAATATAATCACCTCCTCTTACATGAATAAAAAACTTTGACGAAATGTCATATTTTTGCAGTACAGATTCATCAAACGTTAGTGAATTGATAAACTCTTCACGAACTGGATCTGTATATTCGTGTCTCTGAAAATATCCTTTTAGTGTTACATCTTCAGTTATATTAACTTTCTGTTTCCAATCTTCCCATCTTAAATATCTATTTTCAGATAGAAATATACTTTTTTTTGATGAAAAGTACATGTTCCATTTTGATAGCAATGTTTCAAAATAGTTTACACTAGAATGATAAGAACGAGGACTTTGGATTGAATCAAGAAAAATTGAATAGCCAAGACTTTTCATATACATCAAAAATGACAATTGAAATAATTGATTGCCAAGCCCACCTTCTAAACGAATAGTTACATGATTATTCATTCTTATTAAATACGAGAATTGTATTCCTAAACCAGGTAGCATTTGAAACTTCACTTCTCAGAAGAAGACTTTCAATTTCATCGTACTCATACCCAAGAGTTTTAAACTTGTTTATTACGTAATCATTATTCTGACAATTTACATGACCAAACCCACCTTGACCAACTACTGCCCATGAAAGAATTAGAATGCCCCCGGGTTTTACATGACGATCAATTGTTTTTAATAGAGCATCTTCATAAGTTTTAGGGACGTGTTCACAGACTTCCAAACATAGCAGAAAATCTACGGGATCTAGTTGGAAATCAGAAGTTAGATCCTGAACCGAACAGTTTTTAATTTGCGATGTAATGGGATTACCATCATATCCAGAAGCTTCGATACCATTATTTCTAAACTCTTCAACATATTTTCCAGGTCCACAACCAAAGTCATAAGATTTTTTTACATTATGTTTTTTAGCAAACTTAACTAGTGCACGTGAAAGAACAGAATCGTGTACATGTTCGTGATCAAACTTTGCTCCTTGAATGTTCCATGCTCCAGTCTCTGATATCATTTGAGTTTTAAATCTCCCATCGGTTAAATGGAAATTTCTTTTTAAAAATCTACCTTTTAACATTTAAACTATAAATAGAATTTTATTTAAAGAATTGTGTTAGCATTCATAGTTACACAATATTCTGTATCAGAGTAATTCGTAAGCTGACTCATCAAACATGGTACAATAATATACCAATTATCTCTTGCCTGAGCAACACCCCATACACTATCTAAAGCTCCACCTATCCGCGGAGTATAGGATGCTTCTAACATTTGAATACTTTCATTGAATATATCTAGTAGAGTTTGATAATAATGTTGATTTACCAAATAAGCAGTAGAACACGCGCAATAAATTAGTTTGTTGGTATCTGTATGATATTTTATTGCAGTTCCTCCCAACATAATCACATCAAATGGCTTCTGACAAAGTTTGTCAAGCATAGATACTCCTTGTTCAAATTTATTCCATTCCGCATCATCTTCTACAATTAAGACATTTTTCCATCCGGATTGGATAGCTATTTGCATTGCTAGAGCATGACTTTTAGAGCAACCAAGGTGTCCTCGATGAGGTTCATACACTGCATCTAATCTCTGCACTCTTTCACCGAATGGAGTCAGAGTTTTCTCAATATGTTGTCTGCGATCCTTTCGATGCTCTAAGTTAATGTAGATAACGTGTTCAATATAGTCAAACATTTTCTTAACTTGTTAGTCTTTGTTAAAATTGGTATTTTCTAACAAGACATCCTCTCCAATTATATGTAGAATCTTCCATTCTGGTCCAAATAAATCTACGATTTGCTTCAGATTAATTTGTCCTTCATAAAGTTGATGATTACAATATTCGGTAAAGACGTAACGGGTATTTTTTAACGTGTTAGGACCACCAGAAAAAACAAGATCTTCTGCCCCTTGAACATCTGCCCACATAAAATCAATCTTAGTATTTTTTAATGGTTCAAAATCATCTAGTCTACAACATTGTACAGTGGTAGACTTTGGAAATGTTACCCATCTGTGCAACTGCAAATGGCCAGTAGGTTTTTTTAATGATGAAGAACATGACCAATCGTTATCTTTAAGAAGTTCTGTAGTAAGCGGGTCGTTTACTCGTCCACTATATTTGCCGGATGACAAAAAAAATTCTCTGGACTCATTCGTATCTGATAAAGCTAGTTCATGTAACTCACAAATTTTATCACGTCCCAGCTTTTTAATTATTTGAATATTTCGAGGATCGGGTTCAAAACATACAATTCTTGCTTGAGGATGCATTTTTCTAAAATCTACAGTATCTATTGCGAAATGTGCACCAATTTCAACAAACACCTTAATATCTAATTTACGAATAAACTCTTTTATATCCATTTGTATAATTATTTTTTTACCAGTTAAATAGTTGTCCATATCATTCCCCAATCAAGTTTTAGTTTAGTTTTTAACAAATATGAAACTAATTCTTCGTGGTTTAGATCATAGTTTAAAGGTCTATAAGTATAATTATCATGATTTTGAATATGAAATTGTTTATATCCTAGACTTAAAAGATGATTTAATGCATCAAAAGTTTTTTCATTCCATTCAGATGCCCATTCAAAACATACTGTTTTTACAGGTTTAGTTAATGATTTCAAAACTATATTTTCTGCTCCTTCAACATCTACTTTTAAAATATCAGGAATACCATAATCTAAAATTAGTTGGTCAATTGTTACAGTTGGAACTAGAATTTTCCTATAAGCATATTGATTAAAAAATCTAGATGTAGGATCTTTTAACCAAGATTCATCTAAAGTTGAAATAGTATTTGCTGCACAATCAAAAAATTCAACAGTGTCTTTTGAAGAAGATGTTACAGCAAAATTTAATGGAAAAATATTTTTACCTTCAACATTTCTTTTCAATGTTTGAAATGTTGTTGGAGATGCTTCAACAGAAATAATTTTTGTTTCAGAAGTACAATTTTTTAAAGCCCACATTCCAATGTTAGCACCAATATCAAATAAGAGCATTTATAGTATAATTGTTGTTTATTATTCAAACACCAAACGAGGAACAATGTGCATAGCCTCTAATTCTTGTGTCCATAATTTCATTGCATAAGGAATTGTTTTTTGTTCGAATTCAGTGCGTACACCACACGTTCCGCATTCGTACAATGAAGCTTCTCTATTTACTACAGCCATCACACCACAATTCTTACAGAATCCTGTACTAAAAGGATCCGAAACATCCATCAAACGTTCCTTGGTAAACATGGCAGTACCGTGACTGAGCATACAATCACGTTCCATTTCTCCTACACGCAGACCACCATCACGAGCCCTACCTTCACAAGGTTGACGAGTCAAAGAAACAATAGGTCCTTTTGCACGAGAATGTTTCTTGTCGGCAACCATATGTTTCAATCTTTGATAGAATGTAGGTCCCATAAAGATTTCTGCTTGCATCATTTCACCGGTCTGACCGTTATACAACAGTTCATTGCCGTAAGAATGCATACCTAGTTTGAGCATATGTTCACGGAGATCTTCAATTTTTAGATGGGAATAAGGAGTTCCATCACCTAAGTTCCCTGTTTCAGTACAAACCTTGCCAAACATTGTTTCCATTAATTGAGCAATTGTCATACGAGAAGGTACAGCGTGAGGATTCATGATGATATCTGGCCTCAATCCTGAAGCTGTAAACGGCATATCTTCTTCATTCAGAATAATTCCACATGTACCTTTTTGTCCGTGTCTGGAGGAGACTTTATCCCCAATTTCAGGAACACGTTCAGATACACAACGAACTTTAATGAATGGATACCCTTCAGAATTTTTGTCCTGCCAGACTCCATCTACTCGGGCCGTTTCGGAACCTTTGTAGACTGTTGAAGAATCACGATACTTGTATCCATGTGGATCATGTTTCAAATTCGTAACTTTTCCGATCAGAATATCATTTTCTTTGATGTATGCATGTTGTTTTGGCATACCGGATTCTTGTACAGCTTCATATGAAGAACTTTTGAATCCTTTTGTAGTTTCACGTTGCGGTCTAGAAAATTTCTCTTCTTTTCCGGAAGCTAGATTACGATGTTCTTCATCTTTATAAATCGTGTAGTACAGTGATCTGAACAGGCCTCTGTCCAACGCACCTTTGTTCAAGATTACAGAATCTTCTTGATTATATCCAGAATAGATACCGATAGCAACAATAGCATTGTAACCGAACGGCATCTGTTCTGTTCCCAAGACACTCATCATCCGTGTCTCAACAAATGGACGCATCGGATTACACAAAATATAACCATTCTTATCTAGCCTTTTTGAGTAGTTCTTTGCATACAATCCCATAGCTTGTTTGCCCATTGCTGATTGATATGTGTTTCTGGGAGATTGGTTATGATCAGACATTGGAATTGTTGATGCCATATGACCCAAGATAAGCGTCGGATGAATTTCGCAATGAGTATGTTCAGGACCCAGTTCACGAGGAAACATTGCTACACGAATTGTATCAGATTCTGCCGCATCAACATATTCAATATTTGATTGAATCCATGCATTCCAATCTTTCTTTTCAGGAGGAGGCATAATTTGTCCTTGCTGTACACGAAATAGAGGACGAACAATACGTCCACCATCAGTTTCAATAGCAAATTCAGAATCCAAAATATTCCATACAATATTTGAATGAGGATGTAGAACGAACGTTCTCTTTGCTTCCTTGAGATAGTCGTACAGACTTTTAGGATCTTTTGTGTATCCTAAGATCACACCGTTTAGTGAAACGGGAATACCATCGTAAGGTTTTGAAGACGTAATCCATTCTAGTCGTTCTCTGAGGTGATCCATAATAACTAGAGAAGGTGTATGTTGAGATACTGAAGTCAACATAGATAAAGATTTCACAATACCTACTGAATGACCTTCTGGAGTTTCTACAGGACATACAAATCCAAATGATGTTCCATGAAGTTTTCGTGGAGCCAGAAGTTTACCGGATTTTTCAACCGGAGTTTGAATCCTGCGAAGATGACTTAGAGTAGCTAGATAGGAAATTCTGTTGAGAACTTGTGAAACACCCATTTTTGTAGCAGTAGATCCAGTTCCAACACCTTGTACAGTAAAATTACCAGTAGCCAAAGCTTGTTTCAATTTTCCTTCAATAGTAGAAACTTTCAAAATTTTGTACAGATTATTCAAGTTCAGAACTTCAATTGGTCGTGGAGTTCCTTTTTTCCATGAATCATTATTGATTTCGTGAACGAATTTACCGCGAATATCTTTACATACTTTTTGGAACAATTGCCGGAACAAATGGGTTAGAAGCGCACCAGTAGAAACTACACGTTTATTAGGATACGAATCTCTGTCATCCAGTGTAATTTTGCCTTGATTGGTTAGCATGAGTCTACGAATCATTGCTGAAATCAGAATAGCTTTTCTTGCTTCCAATACTTTCTGAGACGATTGATCTCCAGCCAGGCGAACATGAGGAAGTAGTTCTGTCTCCAAAAGTTGACGAACGTATTCTTTCTTATCTTCTTGAGGTGTACTGTATTGCAGATGATGGCTCAGGTATTCTAGAGCATCATCACGAGTATAAACTTTGATATCAGCACATTCAGAGAAA